CACAAATACCAAGAGCAGCAGTCAAAAGACGTTGAATATCTACATCTGAATTTAATTCAAAACATCTCTTATTAAATTCAATATACTCCTTTGACTCTTTACTAGTAACAGCATTAACAAATTGAGTATACTTTTTATAATCAACTGTCATTCTTTTCTTCCTCCATTCTGGTTTTAATGTCTGTATGCAACCTTTCTAATGCTGCTCTAACCTCAGGAGTCTCATCCCATTCCCAAGTTGTTTCTCGTCCTTTCTTATCTGTGGTTTTAAACTCTTTCTTGGTCATATTAGAATTTGAATCCATCAAAAGATTTTTTAGGTTTTCTTTCCTGGTTAGTATAATCTGTTTCCTGACCACTGTCAACTATATCCTCTTGAGCCTTCTGCTCACAGTCATATAATCTCATCTTTGCTCTATCAATTCCCACAACAAATCTCTTGAATATTGTAGGGTCATTATATCTATTCTTTAATTGCTTCACCATGATCTGGTTCAACCCCTCCAAGTCTTCCGTAGAGATAAGGGCAAACATAAGGTCAGCAGTAGCAGGAAGACCAAAGGACTCACTTGTGTCTGTAAGCTCAACATCACTGCTACCGAACCCAGAACGAGTAGTTTGAGTAGCCGAGACAATTGGAACGTTGGACTCCACCGCCAATCCACGCAATTCTTCAGCAATCGCTTTAATATACGAATAGGAATTGACAGAAAGGTTACCACGATACCTAGAGGATGCACATATATTAAGGTAGTCTATGAATATTATATCAGGTCTGAAGGATTTTTTCAGTGCTAACTCACTTAGTAACGATTTGAAATGTCCTGAATGTGCGGATGCTGTAGGATACTCCTTGATAATCAAAGTCCCCTGAGTCTTCTTTGCAAGACTACTGACTTTACTATCAAACATTACCTTAGGAAGGTCTGCTATTTCTTGGATGTTGATGTTGAGGAGGTTGGCATCAATTCGCTCAGCAATCTTCTCTTCTGCCATTTCCATTGTAATATATAAAACGTTCCGTCCTTGGAGCAAGACGGAGCTAGCCATATGGCACATGAATAAAGATTTTCCGACCCCAGTACCAGCAAGCGCGATATTAAGAGTTTTGTTAGGGAGCCCACCTTTGGTAATTTTATTAAAGTATTCAAGATCGAATCCAATTCTAGTCTCCTTTTTATTGTAAGAATCATAACGTTCGGCGTAATCTAGGAGATAATCATGTCCTACATGATTATCAAAACTCACGGCTAGAGCATCTGAAAGAATGCTAGGAATAGCATCCGCAGTTTTCTGTTCACTCTTTCCATCAGCGATAGAAATAGATTCCAAAAGTGCTAGGTATATAGCACGCTCTCTACACCATTTTTCTGTAGTATCAAGTAACCACTCCAATTCAACTGGAGAATCATCCAGACAACTAATCAATTGAGCCACTTCTTTAAAAGAAGATTCATTAATATCACTTCGTTTTTCTACTTCAATAGAAAGAATCTCCTTAGTAGGAACTTCATTATATTGGGTTACAAAATTAAAGATCTCCTCATAAACAATCTTTTGATTACTCTCTTGAAAATACTCACCTTTGAGAAATGGAACTACTTTTCTCAAATAGTCCTCATTATGTAGGAGATTTTTAAGAATCAAAAATTCAATCTTATCCATAATGAACGTAAGTACTCATAATATATTTGGTTTGAACTGTGGGTGGTAATCCAGAGTGAGGGTATTCCCAAGTAGGAGGAAAAACCACAACCCTACCCATTCTAGGATGAACTAATCCATCATCAAAACAAGTATCTCCATCATTATCATTCAAATAGAATAAAAAAGCAAGTCCCCTACGGGCCGATGCATAATCTGTAACATCAACATGTTCATCAAATCTTTCTTCTCTATTTGTCAGATATCTTTTAATTCTAAACTCTTCTAAATGATGAAGTTTGGGGATAAAAGGGTTTTTAATATCAGCGCAATAACTTCCATATGCTTTCTTAGTAAACCCCACTAAAGTTTTTACCCAATCACTATAATATTGATTGATATTTAACTGAGTAAAACAAGGCTTATGATCATTATTAATATACTCTTTTTCTGAAGAACTTTCAAAAAGCGTAATTAACTCTAAGCAAACATCATCTGCTACAATATTATCATAGACCTTTACCATATGAGAATTGTTGATTAGCGATTTCATCTAATGCTTGCATTACCTCCTTAGTAAAGTACTGATCTGGATCTGCCAATATTTGTTTGGCATAGACTTTCTTTCCTCCCATTTCATATCTACCTGCTACATTCTTCCACAATCCTCCAATCTCACCAAGTTCCAATAGACCATAGTATCTATCCAAACCACGTTCATCAAAATAAAGACGAATAGTTACTTCTTTATTTTCTTTGGAAAGTCTAGACTTGGCCGTCTTAGCTTTAATAAGGTTTCCAACAACCTCTTTCTGATCCTTTTCCTTTTTCTTACTGAGATAAATGATCGTAGACGCGGCATATTTGAGACCAGAGCCGCCTCCCATTTCTTTAGTTGGGACATAAGAACCGATAACATCGTATGTATGATTTGTTACTATGAGTGGAATATTTGCTTGACCAAGTTTTAAAGTGAGCATTCTAAATGCACCCTTAACAAGTTGGGATTTGGTCATATCCCTCACCTGTTTGTCGTTTAAGACATCAGTAATTTCTTTCTCAGTAGAAAGCATTCCCAAGGAATCTAGCACAAACATACAGGGTTTGCGATCTTCTATGGGGGTCTTAAGATATATATCAACCGCCTTAAGTGCTTTTGACCTAAACTCCTCTATGGTAACTACATTAATCACCACAAATCTAGCAGTATCAATATTTCTACTTTCTAAAAGTGCCCTAGTAATACTACTCTCAGTATCAAAATAGAGTACATAAGCATCGGGGTTAGCATCCAAAAAGTTCTTGGCAACTGCGAGAGCGAAAAAAGTTTTTCCTGTACTAGATTCTCCAGCAATAGCAGTAATGCGATTGCTACATACCCCACCAAAAATAGAACCTGATACAAGTCCGTTAAAAACCAACGAACCCGTATCAATAAAGGATTGAGTGTCCGATATATCGGATGCGAGCTTTGTGTAGTCATCACCAATTTCCTTTACAATATCTTTCAAAAAATCCATAATTATCTTCTTAAGGTTTTAACATACTCCAACACCTGCTCTCTTACTGCCATTAACTCATTAAAACATTTCTGATTATGAGCACACCCACGGAGAGCATGATCTGGTTTTTGAACTGACTCTATGTATAGATCCAATCCACGATTCCACTTTTCATCCTGTGTTTCATCATCCAGAATTGAGTTCTGATCTTTCATTCAAAAAATAACTCAAGGTTTACAGTTTTCTCAACATTCCATCCAATAGCATCCAAGATCACTTTGATAGGATCTAAGAACGCTTTCTCAAATTGTAGGTCATAATCAATATATTTGTCAAGACCTAATTCTGTAGGAAAATCCGAAATAAAAGAAATAACATTCTCTCTGATGGGATTGGCTTTCTTAAGATAACAGAATTTAATCTTCTCACCATTATTAATCAAAGAATATTTATTATCTAATTTCTTTTCCTTTATATAGTGATTATATAAGAGAGATCCCCTAACATGAATAGGTTTTGCAACCTTTCTAGTCTTATTAGTTTTCTCATCTGTAGTATACGTATCTTGCCCAAACTTATGCTTAGTTACATCACTGACTGTTCTAGGAAAAGAAATATCTTCTGGAGGTAGTTTCTTAAACTGTACTCTAGCATCATCAATAAATTTAATCACATCTTCTTCAGTCCCACTCATCATTAATTGAAGTGCATCCTTAATCATAGTACGACAAGGTGCTGGTGTTGAGGATTTAACTGCCTCAATACCCATCATCTTTAACTTAGGTTCTTCATACCTTACTCCCTCACTATCCCATACATTTAGAATATATCTTTTCTTAGCAGTCCATATACCTCTATCAGCAATGTTCTCTCTCTTCATGAACATCTTTTGATCATAAGCATTTACATAAGACGCCAATTCTTCATAGGATTTATCAATAAAGGGTTCCAATTTATCTTGGCAAATCTGGTCAAGAAG